AACGAACTATACGTTGATGTTGCTATTGAACCTACTAAGGCGGCGGAATTTATCTTTATTCCAATTAGACTTAAGAACACAGGTGAGATTGCAAGCGGAAACGTAGCGGCAGCAAGCACTGTTTAATAAAAAAAGGTAAAAAGGGGGGCTGAAATTGCCCCTCTTTTTTAATGACTTGAATTAGATAAATACTTTTATAATTAAGATAGGAGCGAAACGACATGTCAGTTTCATCATTAACAAAATTTACAGTACCTATTGACGGTGATCAAAGCGCAGCAAGTCAAGGCTTGCTTATGCCAAAACTTAAATATCGCTTCCGTGCGTCATTTGAGAACTTTGGTATTAGTACACCTCGTACAGAGATGACAAAGCAAGTAATGAATATTACTCGCCCAGCAGTGACATTTGAAGAGTCAATGATTGAGATTTATAACAGTAAAGTTTATCTAGCAGGTAAGCATACTTGGGATCCAATTACAGTCAATCTACGCGACGATGTCAATGGTGGTGTAACTAAATTGTGCGGAGAGCAAATCCAAAAGCAGTTTGATTTCATGGAGCAGAGTAGTGCTAGTTCAGGTATTGATTACAAGTTTGTAACACGTTTTGAACTACTAGACGGTGGTAACGGAGCAAATACTCCAAATGTACTTGAGACTTGGGAATTATACGGTTGCTTTGTGCAGAACATTAACTACAATGATTTAGATTATGCATCACAGGAGCCAGTACAGATTACAATGAGTATTAGATTTGATAATGCTGTACAAACACCACTTGGTGACGGTATTGGATCAGCAGTAGCGAGAACACTAGGTCAAACTATTACTGGCTAATAGGAGTACTTCCAAATGGCTAGTGTAAATCCAAATCTATCACCTTTAACTGAAGGCGAAACAGTGCGTGACTACAAACATGCGTCACGCACTTTTGTTGACAATAACTACGAGCTACAGCCAAGATTTAGTAATCTTTTTCATGTAGTATTTGAGTTTACAGCAGAAGCTGCAACATTATTCAATACAATAGAGCAACTGGAAATACCTATTCTAGTAAAAAGTGTTGACTTACCTACATACACTGTAGATGTGCAAACACACAATCAGTATAATAGAAAAGTACAAAGCCATCACAGTATGAATTACAATCCTATTGTTGTACGTTTCCATGATGATGCAAAAGAACTTATTCGTAATATGTGGCACAAGTATTATATCTATTATAATGCAGATAGTACATATGATCTAGATAGTAACAGTTATACAGCATATGACAAATATAGTAACCGTGTGCAACAACAGTGGGGCATGCAAAGAGGCAATAAACGATTCTTTAAAAATATTAAAATTTATAGTATGAATAATCACAAGTTTGCTGAATACACACTTATTAATCCTATCATCACTGCATTTAATCATGACAGTCATGCATATGCAAATGGTGGACTTATGGAAAATACTATGCAACTTGCATATGAAACTGTAAAGTATGCAACAGGTCATGTAAACGATATTACGCCACGTGGTTTTGCTGATATACATTATGATGTAGAAACCAGCGATTTATCAACCACAAATACAGATACAGAAGCATTTATCAATGGACAGACTGTTAGTGTAGCAGGACAACAGCCAAAAGATCTATTTCAAGGTAATGTGATTGGTGTTATCAAGGATGCTGAAATAGTGTTCAATGAGACAAGACTTAATACTGGCAATGTTCTGACAGATACACTTAGTATTTTTGCAAACAATTTATTAACAGGCAAAAAAAGTACAAGTAATATACTAGTTCCAGTTACTGGTTTAGTTGAAAATATTGCTGGTAATTTTGCCGGCAACATCACAGATGGTATTGCAAATTCAGCAACAGGATTTGCTTCTGGCATTATCGGTGGAGGTAATGTTGTTAGTAGCCAAGGACAAAATGTTCAAACATATAATAATACAGCAAGAATAGAGAACACAGATCTTGGATATGCAAAGACAGTGCCGCGTGTTGATGCAACAGCCAGTGACGCAAACAAAATCAGTGATGTAACTCAATACTTTAGCAAACTAGTAGGTAAAAAATAATATGTCACAAGCAACAAATCTACCAATAGTAAGCCCGGCAGATAGTTTTGATCAACGTGTTCAGGACTACTTTACTAACTATTTTTCAGCACAAATTAGTATGACAGACATGGAATATGAAGCTGCAAAAAGTTTTTTTGTAGCTCGTACTAACAACGAAGATGCCGCTGCAGCTTTAACTGCTGCAGTCATACAAGCATCTAATGAACTTAACATTAACATTGTAGATATTATCAAAGAATTTGAACAAAGTAGTGATCTTAAAAGTGCAGTTCCTACGTTTTTAAATCTAAGTAGAAGGACTACAAGTCTACTTGGATATGAGGCAAATATTACACCAAATGAGAACATAGCACGCCAAGTGAGTGCATAATGTTTAGTCGTAACAAATATGCCAACGGCGTATATACTATTACAAATCCAGACAAATATAGTGGAAATAAAGCACCTCGATATAGAAGTGGTTGGGAACATGCATTTATGCGTTTCTGCGACAATAATCCAAGTGTAATAAGTTGGGCAAGTGAAGCAATACAAATACCTTATCGTAATCCACTTACAGGAAAAGGTACAGTATATGTGCCAGACTTTATTGTAATGTATCAGGACAAACGTGGAAATAAACATGCAGAACTTATAGAAATAAAGCCTAAAGCACAGACCATGTTAACAGAAAAAACTCGTGAAAAAGAAAAACTTGCAATTGCTATTAATCACGCTAAATGGGAAGCCGCTGCTAAATGGGCAAAGCATAAAGGATTGCGATTTAGAGTTGTAACCGAAGACGATATTTTTCACAATGGTAAACGCTAAGGATAACTATTAGTATGACAAAAAAATTAGAAGAACTATTCGATGTAGCGCCTGCAGACGAACTTGATATCACTAGTGAAGAAAATAGTAAAGTGGTCGAAACAGTCACTAGTCAGGATTTGCCACAGATACAAACAGCACTAACTAATGTAGATAAAATTGATGCTGCGTTACCTAGTGTCCGTGAGCTTGATACAAGTGACAAAGAGATGGATGACATTGCAGTGTTGGCACAGGATACATTTAAAGACTTGATGGATTTAGGTATGAATGTAGAAGCACGTTTTAGTGGTGAAATCTTTAGCAATGCAGCTCGCATGCTAGACACAGCATTAAGTGCAAAGAGTGCAAAGATTAACAAAAAGTTGCGTATGGTAGATCTACAGTTAAAGAAAGCAACATTAGATGCTAGACTTGCCAAAGAAGCAAAAGCCAACGGCGAAGATGTTGAAGATGGCGAAGGTCAGACAGTTGATCGTAATCAACTTTTAATGGAAATCTTAGGCAGGAACTCTGAACAAAAGTAATAAATACACACATATAATAAGGAATGTTACTATGAAAAGTTTTAAGAGTTATCTTGTAGAGAGCGAACAAACATACAAGTTTCGCATTAAACTAGCAAATATGCTAGATGAAGAAACAATGGACGCACTGGAATCTGCACTTGACAAATATGAAGTTGCAAGTGTAAGCAAGCCAAAGAAAACTCCAATCCAAGAACATCCAATGGATTTTCAGACTCTGCAAAACGCAGAAGTGTATATTATGGACACTGAACTAAAGTATCCTGTAACTGCACATCAACTATATGAATATATCAGTCAAACAATTGGTGTACCTGCAAGTCATTTAGTAGTGATAAACAGTGACCACCCTGAAGAGATTGCCCGTGAAGAAGCAATAAAAGACGAAGAATATGAATCAGTGCTTGAAACTGATTATGAAGATTCAAATAATGCAAAAGATAGTTTTGGAGATGAGTATAATGAGAACATGCTCAAAAGTCTTGAAACTCGCAAATATGAGTTTGATAAAAAGGGCGAGTGATGAACGATCTTTACAAGGCAATTAATGCACTAAATGAAATTTTACAAGCAGAGCGCACTGAACAAGAACTTGAAGAGCGTGTAACTTATAGTACACTTGCTAAACTAAGCGGCATTGAAAATCCTGATAAGATTTATCCAGGTCAAAAGATTACATTGCCAGGTGGCGGTAGTTACACAGTAAAAGGTGGCGATACACTAAGTGGTATTGCACAAGATTACAGACTTGGAAACATTGGTAAAAAAGATGACTTTAAAGGATTAGATGATCCAAAAACTAGATTACCTCAAGTACCTGATAAGTTAGGACCAGATGGAAAATATGACGGTGATGATTTGGGTAATGCTCCTACTACACCTAAATTAGATGATCCAACAACTAAGATACCACAAACACCTACACCAGACGTAGATACGGGCGACTTCGATGTACCGTCGCAGTATGCAGGTGATGACACCGACGATATGCTAAACAAGTACGTTAAAATAAAAGGTGACGATTATAAACTAGATCCTAAAAGTATTAAACAGCCAGGGCTTCCTGTATACCGTCAAATTGACACACCGGCTAGTGCTAAGACTAACGCAAGTGATGCAGACCTTGCAGCACAGTTTGCTAAGAATGTTAATCCAAAATTAAATGTTAAACCGATTGTTACACCTAGCGCAGCAAGTGCAGAAAAAGCAATTGGCAAAGCAGGTGCAAAAGCTGCATCGGCAATAAAAACAGACATAGATAAAAGTTACACTAAAAAAGGCGTTAGTAGCCTATACAATAGACTAAGAGACTTATTTTAAGGAGAAAGCAATGGATATTGCATCACTAAGAGCGAAACTAGACAATATCGCAGAGGAACTAGCACAGTTACCTGAGCAAGACATTGCGATTGAAGAAGAAGCAATTGAAGAAGCACACATGATGCCAAAAACACTGAAGTGTAAAGAGTGCGGTGATATGCTAGGACAACCTACTACAGATTGTGAATGCGATAGTATGGATCCAAAAGGTGACAACTGGATTATGGTAGATGTTGACAATGATGGCGACATGGATATGGCAGTTGCAAACGAAGGTTTTGCAGTCGGCGCTAGGGTTGCTCCAGAAGAAGAAGGCCCAGATCAAGCACCAGGAAAAGTTATTGCAGTAGATGGCGATAAAGTTACTGTTGAGTTTATGGATGGTTCAACAGAAGTATTTTCACAAGATGAGTTATTTGCATTACCGGAAAGCATTGAAACAGAAGGCAAAAAAGATGACGAAGAGCATGAGTTAGAAAAACTTATTAAAGGTTCGCCAATTGATATAGATGCGTCAGGCCCAATGAAGTCAAAGAAAATGAAGGAAGAAGAAGCAGTTGAAGAAGCAACTGTAGAAGTTCCTGTACAAGAACTTGCTGATCTAATGCAACTAGCAGGCTACGAAAACTATGCAGAACGTATTGAAGAGTATGCTAACGAGCCAGACGAGCAGTATCAGGATGCAGAAGATCAATTGATTGGTCTAGCAGGTGGACTAAACGGTCCTAAGAGTATGCATACTCCTGCAGCAGGCGGTGACAATCCAATGGATAAAGAAGCACTTAAAACTGTAGAAGAAAGTCTTTATAAAAGTTACGCAGCATTTTTAGAAG